TACTTCCATCAAGCGCCCGATCGGTAAGGGTTGGGGGTTCGGTGGTGAGGATCCAGCGCCAATTGAAGCAGCTGCGCTTGCTCTCTGGGGGGCTAAAACAAGCAAGCGAGACCCATCGCGGAAGATGAGGGTAGGATAATGAATCTGGACAAAACTATTATTAATGCGGATGGACTCACCGATACAGAACGTGAGAAACTCTCGGATCTGGTCGATGTATTCAATGCACACGCGGCAAAGAACGCGCTTAAAAACAAATATTACGAAGGGAACGTGACGCTCGGCGAAGTCAATCTCGGCATCGCTTTACCTAGAGAACTGCGCGGTCTGGAAGTGGGCTGTGAGTGGGGCGCTAAGACAGTAGATGTCCTGGCATCCCGGTCCATCTTTGATGGTTTTGTCGGTTCAAACGGTGAACAGGTCGAGAGCATGGACAGGATCCTCACGGACAACCGGCTTATCAGTGAGTATGCCAAAGCCTGCAAGGACGAACTGAAGTATGGATGTACTTTTGCGACTCTGAGCGCTGATGAGAAGAGCGGATGTCGCATCCGGTTCCATTCTCCGGCAACTGCATCGGCTCTGTGGAGCGGAGAAGCAGGCAGAATCGATTGTGGCCTGTCTATCATCGACACACTCCGGGATGACTCCGAATGGCGTAGATACCATCCTTCAATTATTCGGTTCGATACGGATTATGCCGTGATCATTCTGAATCGTGACGGAAGCAGATGGACTGCAGAGAGGAAACCTCACAAGATGGGGCGCCCGCTTATGGAACCGCTTATCTGGAATGCGACTCCGGCAAAACCATTCGGACGCTCCCGGCTGAAAAAGCCAGTCCGTGAACTCATCAAGGGCTATGTCCGGACGATCGCGAACGCTACCATCGGGCTTGAGTTCGCAACTTCCCCGCAGAAGTATCTGCTCGGAGTAACGGACGAACAGTATGATGCAGTAGTCAACAATAAGTTCCGGCAGTATGTCGGATCGATCCTGGCAGCGACCACGAATCCGGAGACAGGTGAAAGCCCGCATTTCGGACAGCTGCAACAGGGGTCAATCGGTCCGCATGTCGAAATGGTACGGCTACTTGCAACACAGTTTTCCGCAGCTACCGGCCTGTCTGTGACTGACACGGGCGTCGTGAATGACGCGAATCCGACATCTTCGGATGCAATTCTGGCACAGTCACAGACGCTGGTGCTGATGGCAGAGCAGTTGAACAACAGCAACGGCGACAGTCTGAAGACCATTGCCATGATGGCACAGGCAATTGTCCGGAATGTCCGGCTGGAAGACCTTACGGACGAAGAGCGGAGCATTATGGCTCATTTCAAGAACCCGGCAATGCCGTCTGTCGCAATGACAGCGGATGCGGCGACAAAGATCGCTTCAGCCAGACCGGGATTCGCTGAAACGGATACATTCCTTGAGATGATCGGATTCGACCAGGCTGATATCCGTCGGATTAAGGCTCAGGAGCAGTACGCTCGGGGGCTGAATGTGTTATCGGAGATAGGAAATGCTGAATGAAGGTAATTTCATGGCTTACGTGCGGAAGATGCACCAGCTGAACGAAATCGCCGCTCAAGAGATGCAGTCATACATTGACCAGTTCGGATTCGACAACATGACCTATCTGGTGATGAAAGCGAATCAGATCGCTAAGAAGTACGGCGAAGGCACAAGTTCACTGGCAACACTGCTGTATGACTATCTTGCAGAGCATCAGGGCGCCAAAGTTCCACCTGCGGTTCCGGCACCGACAGCAACACTCGATGAAACGTGGGGAGCTGTGCAGGGTTCTCTGAATGAGGGTGAGAACAAAGTCGCTGATGCAGTGAGCAGGCTTGTGAAGCAGGCTGGAGCTGATACCATTCAGCAGAATGCGGCGAGGGATCACGCCGAAATGGCATTCGTGCCGGTCGGTCAGACCTGTGCGTTCTGCATGATGCTCGCTTCCAGAGGGTGGGAGTATGTCGGACGGAACGCAAAAAGCCATGCGGCACATATTCACGCCAACTGCGATTGCCAGTACATAGTGCGGTTCAATTCCAACGAAGGCGTGGAAGGGTATGATCCGAATAAGTACAAGCGGATTTACTATGACGCGGATCCGGGTGGCAACTGGAAAGACAAACTGAATGCCATGCGGCGAGATTTGTATGCAGAACAACATAATGATGATTCAGGCACCTGAAAAGGTGCTTTTTTCATGCCTACGTGAGGCTATCACGGATATTTACGCGAAAAGCGGGAGGTAACTTATGGAAACTGTGAATCAGGACACCAATCAGGTTCAGGAAGAACCGCGCACCTTCACTCAGGAAGAAGTCGATCGGATTGTCGGAGACAGACTCCAGAGAGAGCGTGCAAAATACGCTGACTTCGATGCGCTGAAGGAAAAAGCAGCCAAATTCGATGCAGCGGAACAGGCACAGAAGTCAGAACTTCAGAAGGCGACAGAGAGAGCAGATGCGCTCCAGAAGGAACTTGACATTCTGAAACATGCTGACAGTGTGCGAGAGATACGAAACAAAGTAGCAGCTGAGACCGGCGTTCCGGCAAGCCTGCTGAATGCAGACGATGAAGAAGGATGCAAGGTGCAGGCTCAGGCGATCCTCGAATTCGCAAAACCGCAGGGTTATCCGGTGGTCAAGGATTCTGGTGAAGTACGGAAGACATCCGGCGGCACTACGAGAGATCAATTTAAGAACTGGCTGGAAACCAGCCTAAGTAATCAAGGAGGCTAACAATGGCTGATATTAACAGAACTACTAATTCTATGGCACTGCCGAGCGACATTTCCAACGAGATCCTGCAGAAGACTCAGGAAGAGTCCGCAATCATGAGACTTGCTCACCACATCGCACTTCCCGGACGTGGAGTAACGATCCCGGTTATCACTGGTGATCCGACAGCTGCATGGGTAGCTGAGACCGCAGCAAAGCCGGTTTCCAACGGCACTCCCGGAACCAAGCTGATGAGCGCATTCAAGATCGCAGTTATCGAGACCTTCTCCAAAGAGTTTGTTCGTGACGGTGCTGGCCTGTATGATGCACTGGTTCAGAGACTTCCGGGCGCTCTTGCAGGCGTGTTCGACAGCACCGTGATTGGCGCTACTCAGGCACCGAGCGCAACCAACTTCGACACCTTTGCAAATTGCACTGCTCAGTCGATCCTGAATGCCAACAACGGCACCTATCTCGGACTGGTTGCAGCTGACGCTGATGTTGCTGCACATGGCGGCGTTATGAATGGTCTTGCTTTCGGTGCACAGGGCCGCGCACTGCTGCTGACCGCCACCGATACCACAAACCGTCCGCTGTTCCTGGCTTCTGCCAATGACGGCGTTGTTGATAAGGTTCTCGGTGTTCCGACCTACTTCAATAAGAATCTGTACAAGGCTGGTGCTTCTTCCGGATCTGTTCCGGCAGTTGTTGGTGTTGCTGGTGACTGGACACAGGCTATGTACGGCACTGTTGCGGGTGTTGAGATCTCCGTAACTGATACCGCTACACTGACCAGCGGCAATACGACCATCAACCTGTGGCAGCAGAACATGATCGCAGTGAGAGCAGAGATCGAAGTCGGTTTCCGTGCTGACACTTCCTGCTTCAACCTGCTGACTGGCGCTGTTCCGGCATAATGAAGAGAGTCGAGTTTATCAATTGCGAACTCGGAACTCATATGTGGGTCACGGAAGATCGTGTAGATGAATATAAGGCGGCGGGTCACAAGCTCGCCGCTGATGCTGAAGCGGTTAAGCCCACAGAAGAAGAACCGAAGCCGAAGAAGCGTAAGACAACGAAGAAATGAGGTGAACCGCATGGCATACGCAACCGTTGAGCAGGTGGAAGATGGTTTCCGCGAGCTGAAGCCGGATGAAACATCGGTCTGCACAGCACTGTTGGACGAAGCGGCGATCATCATAGACGCATATAATGCGGATGCATCTGAAAATGTGAAGCGAGTTGTTTCATGCAGAATCATCCGTCGAGCAATCGGAGCCGGTGAAGCATCGGTCCCGATCGGAGCGACGCAGGGAACAATGACAGCCGGACCGTATTCACAGTCATGGACGATGAGCGGTGGAAGCACTGGTGAGTTGTATCTCGGACGCACTGAGAAGTTCCTTCTCGGAAGAAGCAATGCGATCGGGTGCAATAATCCTTATCTGGGGGTGATGGCATGATTCAGGGAATTACAGTCACGCTTCTGGAGCAGACACAGACCGGAGTCGATGGCTTCAACCATCCCGTATATACGGAAACTGCACGGCCTGTCAAAGATGTCCTTGTTTACCCGGCCACTTCTGAAGATGTTATCTCTGAGTTGAACCTTAGCGGTAAGCATCTTGAATATTATCTGTGCGTTCCCAAAGGCGATACCCACGATTGGACGGATCATAACGTGCAGTTCTTCTCCCAGACATGGCATGTGTTCAGCCTGCCGGAAGAATGGATTGATGTAAACAATCCGTCAAGGTGGAACAGGCGCTATAAGTGCGAGAGGTACACCGATGATTGAGGAAAGAGTTCTTAATTATCTGAACGATACACTGTCTGTACCTTGTCGCATGGAGATGCCAAATAAGGTATCCGGGCGGTTTGTCGTTATCGAGAAGACTGGCAGTTATCAGCAGAACAAAATCACGCAAGCAACATTTGCTATTCAGAGTTACGCCGACACGCTGCATAAGGCGGCTCTTCTCAATGAAGAAGTGAAGGCGGCAATGGAGAGCATGATCGAGCGTGATGACATCAGCAAAATACAACTGAACAGCGACTACAATTATACGGACACGGCCATGAAGTATTACCGCTATCAGGCCGTGTTTATTGTTACTTACTACTAATGGAGGTAGAAATCATGGCTAATACAGCAACCAATGTTACAGCCGGAAAGCCTAAGGTGGGCGGTGCTATCTATCGTGCCCCGATTGGAACCACTCTTCCGACCGATGCTACTACGGCACTGGGCAATGCTTTCATCTGCCTGGGATATGTATCCGAAGACGGTCTGACCAACGACAACAGCCCGGAATCTGAAGATATCAGAGCATGGGGCGGCGACAAGGTTCTCACCGTGCTTACCAGTAAGGATGACAACTTCGGATTCACCCTGATCGAGGCTCTGAACGTGGAAGTCCTGAAGACCATCTACGGCGACGACAATGTTACCGGCGATCTGACTAACGGCATCGAGGTTAAGGCAAACGCCAAAGACCTTGATGAGTATGTCTGGGCAGTGGATATGGTGCTTCGTGGCGGCGTCCTGAAGCGCATCGTCATCCCGGATGGCAAGGTATCCGCAGTCGGAACGATCTCTTATGTTGACGACGATGCAGTTGGTTATGAAACCACGCTGTCAACCGCAGCAGACGCATCCGGCAACACTCATTACGAATATCTGCAGAAGGCTTAAGCATAAGCACGGAGGGAAAACATGGCTGATAAGGTGAAAGGAAAAACGAAATCGGGGTTTGCTTTTGAGATTGATTCGAATATTTTCAAAGACTGGCTGTTCCTGAAAGCCCTCAAGAAGATGACAGCAAATGGAGATGATTCCATTGATGCAGTCGGCGACATGATCAACCGCCTGTTTAACGATGATGATGAAGAGGATCGCTTCTATGAATTCATCGCACAGAACAACGGTGGGCGTGTTCCGATTGATGTCATGGGCGCTGAAGCCGGTGAGATCATGAAGATCATTCAGGAAAAATCCAAAGAAGCAAAAAACTGATAGCCCTCTCGGCCATGATCAATGTGGATGAGGACGCATTGATATGCGACCTTGCCGAAACCTACGGAATATTCGATTACGAGTCGCTGCCGGTCCAGCTGGTGGCGACTCTTGCTGTTGGTCTGAGAGGCGATTCACGAATCAAAATGAAGGTGAGCGGTGCAGTGCTGTCACAGCGTGACTTGATCCTGTCACAGATTGCCGACTATACGGCTTTGAATGTCTGGGCAAAGACAAAGGATGCTAAGCATGGACGGAATAAGCCGACACCGATAAGAGAATTGATCGCGAATGCGAATAAAAAAGATGAAAATGATGACATTGTAGGATTTGACACTCCGGAAGAGTTTGAGCGTGAGCGTCAAAGAATCATAAGTGAGGTAATGACAGATGCCTGATATTGGAAAAGCCTATGTGCAAATTATACCTAAGGCCGAAGGCATCTCCGGGCAGATTGAAGATATAGTAAGCCCTGCTGCCGAATCGAGCGGCAAAAAGGGTGGTGCGTCATTAGGAAAAGCACTTCTGAAGGGGCTTGCGGCAGCTGGGGTTGTTGCGGGTGTCACTAAACTGTTTTCGGACGCAATCGGCGAGGGCGCCAAACTCCAGCAGTCTTTCGGCGGTCTGGATACGCTGTATGGCGATGCGGCTGATACGGCAAAAGAATATGCGTACCAGGCAGCGGCAATGGGCATATCTGCGAATGACTATGCTGAACAGGCTGTCAGCTTCGGAGCGGCTCTGAAGTCTGCTTTCGGCGGTGATGTTGTCAAGGCGGCTGATTCTGCGGACATGGCAATTTCCGATATGGCAGACAACGCCGCTAAGATGGGCACTCCGATCGAGAGTCTGCAGAACGCATATCAGGGATTTGCCAAAGGCAACTATACAATGCTTGATAACCTCAAGCTGGGGTATGGCGGCACAAAGACAGAGATGGAGCGTCTGTTAAAGGATGCTCAGGAATTAAGTGGCGTTGAATACGACATCGACAACTTGGGCGATGTTTATGAAGCAATCCATGTCATTCAGGGCGAACTTGGTCTGACTGGCGTGGCAGCGGAAGAAGCGTCAACCACATTCTCCGGATCATTCAATGCTATGAAGGCGGCAGCTGCCAATGTGTTGGGAGATCTGGCGCTCGGAAATGACATTAGACCGGCGCTGA